GAAGTTCGATCGTCAGGACATCATTGATGCTGATTTCGATATCATTCCGTGGGTTAAGGCTGAAATGAACGTTAAGTTCGACGAGGAGAAGGCTCGTGCTTACCTCTTCGGTGATGGCCGTGATTCTGCAGACGAGGATAAGGTTGATGAAGATTGCATCATTCCTATCGTTAAGGACGAGGATCTCTTCACAATCAAGAAGGTTGTTACACCTGAACAGGGTGAGTCTACAGAGCATGCAATTATCACAGCAGCAGTTCTTGCTCAGGATGATTATCAGGGTTCTGGTAATATCACAGGTTTCTTCGAGCAGAAGCAGGTTTCTAAGATGCTTCTTATGGAAGATCAGTTCGGTCATAGACTCTACAAGACAATTAATGAGCTTGCTACAGCTATGGGTATCTCTAAGATCGTTAAGGTTCCTGCTGGTATTTGCCCTGCAAACTTCTACGGTCTGCTTGTAGACCTCAGAGACTACAATGTAGGTCAGAAGAATGCTGGTAAGAAGTCCTTCTTTGATGATTTCGATATCGATTACAATCAGCAGAAGTACCTGATGGAAGAGCAGATGTCTGGTGCTCTTACAAGACCTTATTCTGCAATCGTTCTTTCTTCACAGTGATAAATAATAATTTTTAGGAGGACATAGATATGTCTAAGATTTACGAAGATGCAAAGGATCTCCACGTAGTAGCAACAATCATCTACAATAAGTCTTCTGATAGTAAGGCTTATGTTGATGCTGAGTGCACAAAGCAGTTCAAGACTAGCGATCTCAAGGAAGCATTTATTAAGGGTGCCCTTATTCAGCTCGCTAATAACGGCGGTCTTGTTAAGCCTGTTAAGTATGCAGAGTCTTCTTCAGTAGGCTCTGTTTACTACATCAAGCCTAATGGCACGACAGCAACGAGTGCTGATATTGCTTCTCTTGCTGCTGTTGCCGACGCTTGATCTAGCAATTAGGAGGAAAATTCAAAATGGCAAAATATCACGGCATGATCGGTTATGCAAAAATCACTGAAACTGCCCCCGGAGTATATGAAGAGGTTATTATAGAACATGAAGCTTCTGGCGATGTCATAAGAAACCTCAGAAGACTTAACGGCGCTGAGCAGCTTAATGATAACATCAAGCTTAATCAGGAGATTAGTATTGTTGCTGATAAATTTGCCGTTGAGAATTTTCAGTATATCAGGTACGCGACGTACATGGGAGCTAAATGGAAAGTAAATGCCGTTGATGCTTCCCAGTACCCGCGACTGGTATTAGACATGGGGGAGGTATACAATGCCGAAAACTAGATTAGATTTTCAGACATTTCTTGAAACTTTAAAAGGTGATCGAAATGTGTATTTTCAGCCCCCTCCGTCTGTTAGGATGAGTTATCCAGCTATAGTTTATCATTTATCGGATATAGAAAATGAGAAAGCTGATAATTTGTCCTATCTTCAGCATGTCAGCTATGATTTAGTCTATATAACAAAAAATCCGGATGATCCGATGATAAAAACAATATCAAAACTTCCGATGTGTATGTTTAATAGATTTTATACGGCTGAGAATCTGAACCACTATTCTTATACAATATTTTATTAGGAGGAAATAATATATGCCTACATATACTCCCTTAGTCTGGGATCAGACTGGCGAACGTCTCTATGAGACAGGTGTGGACAGAGGTGTTCTTTATGTATTTGACAACGGCGCTTATGGTGCTGGTGTAGCTTGGAACGGCCTCACAAATGTATCAGAGAAGCCCTCTGGTGCAGAAGCAACAGCTCTTTATGCCGATAATATCAAGTATCTCAATCTTATTTCTAATGAGGAATTTGGTGCAACAATCGAAGCTTACACATATCCTGATGAATTTGCTCAGTGTGATGGCTCTGCTTCTATTGCTACAGGTGTTGTAGTCGGTCAGCAGAAGAGAAAGACATTTGGTTTCTCTTATAGAACCAGAGTTGGTAATGATACTGATGGTAACGATTTCGGTTACAAGATTCATCTTATTTATGGTTGTATGGCCGCTCCTACAGAGAAGGGTTATGCTACAGTAAACGACTCACCTGAAGCTATCACATTCTCATGGGAAATCACAACGACGCCTATTGAGGTTACTGGCTATAGACCTACAGCATGTATCACAATTGACAGCACAAAGGTTAATGATTCTGCTAAGATGACAGCCCTTGAAGCTATGCTGTATGGTACTACAGAAAGTGCTCCGACACTTCCTACAATCGCACAGTTGCTTACAATCTTTGGTACTAACGGCGATGGTGATGATGGTGATGACGGTGATGACGGTGAAGGCGGTGAAACACCTGCTGGCGGTGCTGGTTAATTGATTTTTAAAGGGGCTCTCATTGTGAGGGCTCCTTATTTTTATTTGAAAAGGAGATATGCAACATGTTAAAGAAAACGATTACTTATATGGATTACGACGGAAATGAACTTACTGAAGATTTTTACTTTCATCTCAGTAAGGCAAAAGTAGCAGATATGGAGACTAGTGTTGAGGGTGGATTCAGCACTAAGCTTAAAAAGCTGTCTACTAATGCTACCGGTGCTGATATTGTAAGGATCATTAAAGAATTCATTTCAGCATCTTACGGAATTAAGTCAGAAGACGGAAAGCATTTCTATCAGTCTGCAGAAATTTCAAGAGAGTTTGAATCTACAGAGGCTTATTCAGAGCTTCTTATGGAGCTTTGCACAAATACAGAAGCAGCAATTGAATTTGTAAGCAAGATCTTCCCGTTTAATGATGAACAGAGAAAAGAAATTGAAGAGAAGGTAAGAGCTGAATTGCCGCCTGAAACATAAGAGGTGATATTATGCTACAAATTGATGTCCCAGCTTGTGAATTTTGGGATGAAGCTAATAATGAGTTTATCAATACCAAAAATACTACTTTGACATTAGAGCACTCACTCGTGTCACTTTCAAAATGGGAATCAAAGTGGTGTAAACCGTTTCTTACAAGAGACGCAAAAACGACGGAAGAAACAATCGATTATATTAGATGTATGACATTAACACAGAATGTTGATCCTAATGTATATAAAGCACTTTCTTCTGAGAACATTAACGCTATCAAAAAGTATATAGATGATCCTCATACTGCTACCACAATAAAGGATAATCCAAATACTCCTAAAAGTAGAGAAATAATAACTTCAGAATTGATTTATTATTGGATGATAGCTTTAAATATTCCTATTGAAGTATGTCAGAAGTGGCATTTAAATCGCTTATTAATGTTAATAAGAGTGTGCAATATAAAGAATCAGCCTCCTAAGAAGATGACTCAGAGAGAACTGATGAGTAGAAATGCTGCACTAAATGCTGCTAGAAGACAGCGACTACATTCAAAAGGTTAAGGAGTTTTATATGATCACTATTCATCAGAAAGGAAATTTTGAAAAATTAGACAGCTTTTTTGAGAGATGCCTAGAATTATTCAAAATGGGAGAATTAGATAAATACGGTGAAAGAGGTGTTAAAGCTTTAGCTGACGCTACACCGAAAGATACTGGTCTTACTGCGGATAGTTGGTCGTATGAAATAGTCAGAACTGAAAACTACACATCAATTATTTTTAACAATTCAAATCTTACAAAGATGGGTGTACCGGTAGCTATACTACTACAAACTGGACACGGAACTGGTAATGGTGGCTATGTGCAGGGGATAGATTATATTAACCCTGCACTAAAACCAGTTTTTCAGCAAATGGCAGACGAAGCATGGAGGGAGGTTAATAAATAATGGGCAAGCAGATTGATCAAAAAGTTGTTGAGATGCGCTTTGATAATGGCCAATTCGAAAAAGGCGTTAATCAGAGTATGTCTTCTATTGAAAAATTGAAAGGCTCCCTTGAATTCTCAGGAACAAATGCCCAAATATCTGGACTCCAGAAATCTCTTACTACATTAGAGAAAGCATTTTCGCCTTTAGGAGTCGCTTGGCGAACTGTATGGGGCAATATGGTAAGTATTGCTCAGTCTGCTGTAAGCAATATTATAAGTCAAGCTAACTCGATGACTATACTTGGACAGTTTGAAGAGGGCTTCCAAAAGTATACCGACATGACAAAGTCTGTTCAGACAATCATGGCTGCTACACGTCAAGATTGGGCGGATCAAGGCGCTCAGATGGACTATGTAAGCGAAAAGCTTAAAAAGTTAAACTGGTATACAGATGAAACTTCATGGGCATTCGTCGATATGACTGCCAATATTGGTAAGTTTACATCTGCTGGTATTGATCTTGATGTAGCTACAACAGCTATGCAGGGTATTGGTAACTGGGCTGGTATATCTGGTGCCGGTGTTGCCGAAATGAGCCGTGCCATGTATAACCTGTCACAGGCAATGTCAATGGGCGGTGTTATGCTTCGAGATTGGATGTCAATCGAGAATGCAAACATGGCTACAAGAGAGTTCAAGCAGACCGCTATTGATACAGCTGTTGCTTTAGGTACACTTACTGAAGTAGAAGAAGGCGTATGGCGAACAACCGAAGATGTTGATGTAACGCTGGAGAATTTCAGAAGCACACTTAATAATGATGCTGGTAACTGGTTTAATAGTGACGTATTGGTTGCTACACTTTCTAAGTATGGTGCATTTAATGACGAACTATATAAAGCAACAGTAAATACAAATCTTACAGCTACTGAATTATTGCAGTATATTACTGAATATAAAGATGAAGTCGGTTTGTTAGGTGAAGTAGCAAGCTCTTTTGAAATTGAAGAGTTTGATA